GTTTCCTTTACACCTGCGGGCATCAGCACTAGATTCCGCTTCGCGTAATTTTTTACTGATAGACTCAAAACAAATGAAATGCCAAACCTGCAACGCTTACATAGAGCCGAACCCTAGAGGTCGCAAAAGGCTCTACTGTTCTGACCCTTGCCGGCCGTATTACAAACCACCAAAACGCGCAGGGCTTTCTAACTGTCAGGTATGCGGAAAACAATTAGCCGATGTTGGCAAAGCTGGCAGACCAAAACGCAACTGTTCCAAGAAATGTCGCGACACTCACCGAGCCGAAACGCTCAAGGCTAAAAGGCGTTCGGTCAAAGCATGTCTAGTCTGTAAAACCGAATTTACAACTGGCAAAAAAGACCAGCGCTTTTGTTCCACTCGTTGCCGCCGAACTCATCAGGCAGATCGCAATAAAGAAAAACATAAACTTGAGATGCGTGAGAAATACCCAGATGGTATAAGAACCGAGCCTTGCGGTTGGTGCGGAGAGCCACGGACTTTTGACATCCGCCAATCAACGCCAACCGCGTATCATCCCGATTGCACGAAAGAGGCCCAGGCTGCTCGCTATCGCATCAAGACTGTCAAGCGCCAAAAGGTAAAAAATCCCAATCGCATTTCTCACGAACAAGTCGTTCGAGAGTATGGCGATAAATGCCACATCTGCCTTGAACCTATCAACCTAGAGTTACCGAGAACTCACCGACTGGGACTAACCGTTGACCATGTAATACCGCTAAGCAAAGGCGGTAAAGACGAGATGGATAACCTTAGACCAGCTCATTGGATTTGCAACATTCTAAAATCAGACAAGATGCCGGAGAACAACAATGCCTAATCCTGGAAAAACCGCCGAGGAAAAGAAGCGCGTTGGTTCGCGAGAGCCAATCAAGGCATCGGTCATAGATGTTCAACCAATCACTTCGTGGCCCGAGCCAATGCGAAGGCTAGAACACTCAGGGCTTGATTTATGGAAGAAGGCGTTCGCAACAGGCTCTACTTGGCTAAAGGATACAGACTTAGACCTTCTCCAAATAACCTGCGAACAGCTAGACGAGCGCGATCTATTGCGAGTCTTTGTGCTTGAGAACATGGAAGCGTGGCACGAAAGAGCAGCACTCAGAGTCCTAGAGCGTGACATTCAGGCCAACCTTACCCAACTAGGCTTTACCCCAACTGCTAGGCAGAAGCTTGGTATCCAAGAAGTAAAGGCGGCGAGTAAATTGCAACAACTAATGGAGCGTAATGGATAAGCCAAAAGCGTGGCCCCCAGCTTGGCTTGCCGATTGTGATGACGAGGCTAAGGATGCTGGAAAAGGGCAGTTAGCTATTGACTTCGTTGAAGCGTTTGGCGTGATAACTAAAGACTCCGTTGCCGGAAAGTCTGGAACCCCAATGGTTCTTAGACCTTGGCAAAAAGAGTTAGTTCGCTACTTGTATGCAAGTGACGGCAAAGGTGGATTCAAGCATCGTGTATCACTAGTCGGCATGGCCAGGAAATCAGGCAAAAGCGCCGTAGCAAGTTCTCTTGCCGTTTTCGATTTATACTTTGGGCCGCGAGGCGGCGAAGTCTATTCCATAGCCGCGGAGAAAAACCAGGCAGCCATTGTGTTCAAGGATGCCAAAAAGATTATTGAGGCTAACCCTGAATTATTGGAAATGGCAAAGCTTTACCGCGATGCCATTGAGATTCCAAAGACTGGATCGGTCTATCGAGTCCTATCTGCCGAGGCTTTTTCCAAAGAAGGACTCAGTCCGACTGCGGTGTGGGGGGATGAAATTCACGCCATGCCCAATAGAGAACTTTGGGATGTAATGAGCCTCGCCTTGGCAGCGCGCGGAAACCTCGCACACATGGTCGGGATTACCACGGCTGGCGTAAAGACGGACATTACCGGCAGGGACTCGATTGCCTTCACCATGTATCAGTATGGTCAAAGAGTAAGCAAGGGCGAACTCAAAGACAGCGCTTTCGGGTTTGCTTGGTGGGAAGCACCTCAAGAAGCTGACCATCGTGATCCAACCATTTGGCCGTTAGCCAACCCTGGCTTTGGGGACATCTCAGACCCAGAGGATTTTGAATCCGCAGTAAGACGAACACCCGAGCCTGAATTCAGAACGAAGCGCATGAACCAATGGGTTTCTAGTGCCGTTAGCTGGCTACCAACGGGCGCGTGGGACACTTGCGCTGGCGATACCTCACTAGAGGGCAAAGACTATGTTTTGGGGCTTGACGGCTCGTTTTCTGGGGATGCGACTGTCGTAACCTTCGCAACCATCGAGGACATACCGCAGGTTGGCATTGTCGGCGCTTGGGAAAAAGACCCGAACATTCATGATGACACTTGGCGAGTAGATGTCCTAGAGGTCGAAGAAACCATCCGCCAGTTCGTGAAGGCAAACCCAAATGTCAAGGAAATCGCGTGTGACCCTTACCGCTGGACTCGCACAATGCAAGTCCTAATGGAAGAAGGCTACCCCATCGTTGAGTATCCCTCGACTAACGCTCGCCGTATGGTTCCGGCTTGCGCAAAGTTCTACGATGCCGTAGTAGATGGCAAGATGATCCATGATGGCAACCCATTACTAGCGCGACACCTTATGAACGCGGTCATCAAGGTTGACCAACTCGGCCCTCGCATCGTGAAAGAAAACAGAGCTTCTCAACGCCGAATAGATGCCGCCGTAGCAGCGGTGCTTGCCTTCGATAGGGCAACGGCTAGTAGAATGGAAGAAGAACCGCTAGTTCCGCAATTTTTCGTCTAAGGCTGGTTATGGCAAGTGTATTTGACAGACTGTTTCAAAAGCGGTCAATCTCGTTCCAAACCCTATGGGGTAATGGTGACGAACTCGTATTAGGTAACCAGTCTGGAACCTATGTCACGCAAGATTCGGTGTTCAAGGTCAACGCCATCTTCTCAGCCGTTAGCCTGATCGCCGACACAATCTCTACCCTGCCACTCGATGCCTATATTCGCGTTGATGGTGAGCGCCGTGCTTTCCGACCACGCCCAGAGTGGGTTCAGAAACCTGATGTTGACCTAGTGTCAAAAGAGCCGTTCTACAACTCGGTAATTGTTTCCCTGCTACTAGACGGCAACGCCTTCGTGCGTGTCTACCGCGATGCCTCGGGCAGAGTCCTGAATCTTGTTGTCCTGAACCCTCGCGATGTAGAGGTCGTGCGCAACGGCATCGGTCGAGTGATGTTCCGACTTCAGGCAAATGACGAGCTACTTTCCAGCGAGCAGATTCTTCACATCGTTGATGTCCTAAAGCCAGGCGAGATTCGCGGCATCTCACGCGTTGAGGCGCTGAAGGAAAACTTCGGACTAGCAATCGCATTAGAGTCCTACGCCGCTAGGTTCTTTGGTCAGGGCGTTTCGATGGCTGGACACATCGAGTTCCCAGGCAACCTACTACCAGAACAGGCTCGCGATCTATCCGCAAGCTTCTCATCCCAGCACGGCGGATTCCGCAAGTCGCACAAAGTCGGCGTTCTATCCGGTGGCGCAAAGTTCGTTTCTACCAGCATCGAGAACGACAAGGCGCAGTTCATTGATTCTCGCCGTATGGCAGTCGAGGATGTCGCTCGCGCGTTCAACATTCCTACCAACTTGCTAGGTCTACCAGGAACAAACACTTACTCATCGGTTGAGCAAAACAACATCGCCTTCGTGACTCACACTCTTCGACCAATCATCCAGAAGCTAGAGGGTGCGTTCTCAACGCTACTCAACACCGAGCCTGGCGGTCAGTTTGCTTTCGTGAAGTTCACTATTGACGGACTACTAAGAGGCGATGCCAACTCTCGCTTTGCCGCTTACTCGAACGGTTTGCAGTCTGGGTGGCTAACCCTAAACGATGTTCGCCGTTATGAGGACTTGCCACCGCTAGACGGCGGAGATGTCGCGCGTGTTCCACTTGCCAACATTTCCTTAGCCGATGCAGGTTTGGTCGCGGAAGATAAGAAGGTTCTAATGGCTCAGCGCCTAGTGACCGCAGGATTCAACCCTGCCGAAGTCCTAGCCGCGCTAGAGATGCCAGAGATTCAGCACACCGGCGTTCCGAGCGTAATGCTCCAGGGAGTTGCTCAGATTGACCCTAACGATCCGCAGAGCGTTTACGAGGTCTAATGATTAGTTCAGGCACTCAAACAATCGGAACTACGCCATCGCAGATTGACGGCAATTCCGTGCATTGGGTAACGATTACCATTCGCAACAACGAGGACACCAAGACCTTATACATTGGCAACTCGGATGTCACTATTGCTAATGGCTTGCCAATAGATAAGCTATCCACTCAGACTTTCACAATCCCACCAGGTGCGACCCTGCACATGGTTTCAGATAGCGGAACCCATAGCGTTTCATGGTTGAGAATCGAGCATCACTAAATGCCATACTTTATTTGGGATGAATCGCCTGAATGTTCAGGTTGGGCAGTTGTCAAGGAAGATGGCGAAGCCGTAGCTTGCCACAAGTCAAAGCAAGAAGCCATCGAGCAGATGGTTGCTATCTCAGTAGCCGAAGGTATCGAACCAGGCGGAAGCTACGAAGAACCCGATGACGAGCCTGAGATTGAAGAAACCGAACTGCGCGACACTTGCGAGGATTGCGATGGCAACTGCGAGGTCTGCAAAGAAGTTCGTGAAGTAAACCTAACTCCACCAGCCTACATGCGCGCAGCAGCTCGACAGGGCTTGCGCTACTACGAAGAAGGTC